AGATTTGTAGAAATTCCCACTTATAATCCTCTTAGAAATTTAGGAAGACTTTAAACGCTTCCGTTTGAGTCGGTTGCCGTGTGATCGGAGATAAGTTTTCGATATAGAGAGGTTCACAGCTTCCATAGACTAATTCTGGTAAATATTTAGCGGTTATCGACATGATAGCTGTAGAGATATTACCCGTTATTGTATTCGATACGTTGAACGCACCAACTTGATTCGATGTATACATCGTAAAGATACCAGAATCTAGACGATAAGAATGTAGGAATGCTTTAGAATTTCCTTGATAAACATACTCATTCTGGTTAAATACGCCGAACGTCAGTGATCCGGTATACTTATGAAGATTTACAAACGTTGAATAATCCTTCGACACGCCACTTCGCGTAATTCCATTGATGGTAGCGTATGCTCCAGAATTAACGCCTAGAACGGTTCTACCCGGAATAAATCTTGGAGTAACATTACTCAAATGAAGTGAAGAAATAGACGTTTGAGTATTAACAACAGCGTTGCTTGTACTTAAAATCAGAAAAGCTGTAGCATTAGACGCGTTGAAGAAGCAATTCTGATTAAGAACAACACAAGTAGTGTTAACAACGTTGTTTACAGTCACGTACTGATACGATGAGCTATCGTCGTTTCTAAGTATAAGCGGTGAATTGTTCGGAATAGTTTCAACCAAGTTACCGGTGTTTGTGGTAATTGTTGAGTTCCCGGAAACGGTTGAGATGCCGAATTTAACGGCTGAAAAGAACGGCGATATAACAGTCTCACCATTAAGAAAACTTCCGGATACGTCACTTAGATCAAGTGAAACGTCCCTGAAGAGAGGATCTTTAAGAATGCCGACTCGCCTATAGAAATTAGCGGAAGGAACTGTATTTCCCTCGGTGTTAGCAAAACTCATTCCTACAGCAACAGTTCTGCAGCATAATTCAAGAGCTGCATTAGAACCATGACCACCTGGAGGTGATAAGATTGATCTGACAATGGCATTTGATGTCACGCCGACTGCTGCATTAGCCATTACTTTTGTCTGAGCTGATATGAATCCAGCGCCTGAGTCAAGAACTTCAACGCGGTAGATGATGTTTGAGGCTAGTGCGTTGACTAATGCCCGTGCAACTACATTCACAGTCTCATTTCCAGAGCCAGTCACTTGGACGCGTGGATAGATTTCATACTGTGTACCGTTTTCAGGAATCGTATTAAAGAAGTTGTTTATCGTGATGAAGTTTCCATTTCCGGTAGTGATATAGTCAGTAATCGTTTTACTCTGACCAATCGCTGATCCGGAAGTGATGTATAGGAGACAATCTGTATAGAATCCATTAACCGTTTTAGCGGCTGAATTTGAAATTCTATACATGAGACTATTACCATCGATATTCGTGTCTCCAGAAACAAACGTTCCTGTAATGTAGTTGTGATATCCTTTTCCAGGATCGTCGACTTTAATGACGTCGATTGATCCAGAAACTGCACTATCCCTGACTTCTGTGTTTGTGATAAGAGGAACGTACTCACTCGATGCAAATTTTAAAGCGGCTGCCGATGAGTATGAATACATATACTTCCAGCGATAACCATCAGATGTTTGATATAAGTGGGTGTTAGAACCGACGATATCAGCGAAATTAGGCTGCACCGTTGAGTTCGCGCCGTTGTTGTTATCTAAACACTTGAAAACGTGATGATAAGACGCGGTGTTCACACAGACATAGAAGTCTTCTTGATCGAGATCTTTTACGGTATCATCATACATCGCGTAGACTACATCAGCTTGATATGGGATATTGCGAATAGCTAATGATACATCGTTATTAGTGATGAGTTTTCCCGAGATCATATTTCTGAATATATCGATCTCAGTGTTATTGACAGATGTATAAACGTCGTCTATCACTGACGAATTTGCAGGAGGCGTGTGATCAGCGTTGAAAAAGTAATAATTAGACTGAGCGACGTCTTGAATAAACTTATTAGCTTGATCACTGCGATACGCAAATGTTGTGGAAACTGTGCTCATTTAAACCTCTATTGACTTATTCCAATTGCCGTTGCTGTACCAACAGAATTACCAGTGAACGTACCAGTTGCGATTAATGTGCCACTTACGTTAGAAACATTGTTGCTTTCCGCTGTAGTATTCAAGAACAACACGCTGTTAGCAGCTGCTGTTGATGTTCCTGAAGCATTACCGGATGTATCCAGACCAGTAACACCAAAAGCGTCAGCGTTTGAAGAACCAGATGCAGAACCCTCGGTCATCATATACGTGATGGTCTTAAAGCTGCTGTTAGAAATTCCAGCTACCTGTCCAACACCAATGATTATAACATTTCCATCAGTATTTGATGAGAGACCAACGATGTGTGATGAACTTACTGATAATTCACCATCCATATCAGAGGTAGTCATCATGCTAGCAAAATTCATTGTCCCAGCAACGTGGGTGATCTGCTTTAGCATGTCTACATATTTATCGAGTGTTACAGACGATCTTACGTCATATGAAAAGTCTTGGTAGTAGTAACCATCATGAAGCTTTTTCTGATCGGATAAGAATCCACCCTTCTGCTTATAATACCCCGATCCAGTTCCAATCGTAGAGCAAACAGCTACACCAGAAGCCGAAGATGTATTATTGACGAGCGTTACGTTTTGATCTGTGTAAAAACCAAATCCGGAATCTATGATGGAAACAGACCCAATAGATCCGTTTGAGACTGAGAGATTAGTATCAAAAACAGCATCAAAACCCGAAGGCTCGTCGCTTTCATAATCAACGGAGAAAACATTAGCGCTTATTCCCGATAAAACACCAGTCACTACTGTCGTTGAGTTTACGGTTGGAATGAAGTCATTCGTTGGATCAAAGCGAAGTCTCTTAAGATGACTGATGCTACTGTTCGAAGTCATTACTAGACCGCGAGCATTTGTAGAAAGCTGAACTACTTCCTCGCCTATCGTGAAGCCTCCGGAATCAGTCGAGAGGACATAATCTTCACGATGATAGGGATAAGAGAGCTTATCATAGATCCTAATGATAGGTGCTGCTGTATAAGAAGTACCGTGGTTAACTTTCTCGATTGCTGAGATACGACCAAACTGTACTGTAGTAAAATTCAACAAATCATAAAGATACGTATTCCCATCAACGAACGAAGGGTCCCATTCTGCGTACCCCTCTAGTGGATCATACATAAGATTTGAGAACTTAAGCACCGGTGAAAACGAAGTCCCAAAAACTGAAGCGTCGCCGGCTACTGACAGAATCTTCCATGTCGCTGGTAGATGAGAAGAGACGTCTTGATCCGTGAAAATAGGTTCACCGTTGACTCTGATGGAGACTTTCTGACCTACAGGATCGCAGTCGATCGTGAAGATGTTGCTTAGATCGTCGGGTGGCGTAGACGGTCCTGTAGCCCATGTAACTGCGTCCCCTGCTCCCGTCAGCACCCAAGAGCCAGCATTGTATACAACGCGAAAACCATCAGATGTAGCAGTAGAAGAAGTAATCGAAACGCCGAATGCTACGTTAGAAATCTCAAACGTTTGCTTTGCAACAGCGGCGTTGGTTGTTACTGTTGTTGAATAACCATTGGAAGAAAACGTTAATTTGTCTGCTGAAAGCGATCCCGTACCCATGATATTGTTGATAGACGCTTCATCCCACGTAGTCGGAGTAGATGGTGTACCAATAGCATCGTTTCGGTAATTGTATAGTTTGCTCTGATCATATTGAACATCTTCAGTGTAGATTAACGTATTTGATATCTCGAAACCAACGCCAAAACCAGTAGATACGCTTGTTACAATACCTCTAGTGTTTGAATCATTGGAGTAGATGTAGTTACCATCATCTGAGATAAAATCAGAAACAGTTTCATCTACTCCTATTGAAAGAGCGATGTTAACAGTGTTTCCAATTACAGTATTGCTACCATTATATAAAATGCTTCCTAAACGGAACACGCCTTGAGTATTTGAGAGTGAGTATTGGGTGTTAGCTCCAAACGTATTGATGCGAATGACTTTTCCAGAAGCCACGAGACTTCCGACTGTATCATATTGATTTACGTCTGAATTAAGCTGGATGTTAGTGTTTGGATATGAGACTGTAAGAGTCAGATTATCTACAACACCGATGACGTTTCCGGTGGCAGTGGTGTTTGTATATCCTGAAACGGCTGATACGTTAGCCGAGACTGCATTTCCCACAGTGAAGAATTGATTCGATGAAACATCGCCTGAAATCAATGCTACTCTGATTTCACCTGTACTAGAATTCGCTTCACTAGCTTTTAGAACTTTGGCGTTTCCTCTGACTGAATTATCAACGTTGTACGTAAAGATCTGATCACCGGGAACGAATGAACCATTCGCTGAAACGTAAGCGATATTCGCCGTTGGCTGTGTAACAGTTTCAAAAATATTAACGTAGCTATTGACCCATGGATTAGTGATTACGTCAATATTGACGTTTTCAACACGTAAGATGTGATCGGAGATGAGAATCTCCGTGTTTCCATCAGTTGTATACGCGTATCCGCCGTCTTCAAACGTGAAATCTGCAATACCCGATCTATTCACGATGGAAGCAACACGTGCTTTAGCTGCGAATCCTGTGTTTGAATAAACGTCTAGAATATCACCGACTTTAAAGTTTTCACCAGTGCCATTTACGTCGATGAGAACGTCTGTTAATGATCCGAGTACGGAGACGCATGCGCTGGGATCTAATTTATCTGGTCCAGAGAAGTTTAAAATGTCACCATGGACGAATGTTCCGTTTATAGCAGATACATATAAAACGTCTGATAATTGGCCGTTGATGTTTCTACGAATGACGCGATCAACAAAAGCGGTCGCACCTGAGATTGATCCAACGATCTGACGATTGTTTAATAGAATAGAGTTATCGGATAACGTTACTTCAATGTATCTAGGCGTAACCCAGACTCCGTCAGATAAACGGAAGACGTCTTCGCTCGGATAATAGATCTCGATGTTCGTTCCAAAGATGATTCGAAACAGAAGCTCTAAAGCTTGAGGTGTTCCCTTAGCGCGGTAGAGATCGAGAGTATGCTTTAAAAGAAGACGAATGTCTACGTTCGTATCAAATTGAATACCGCTTAGATATTTTTCTTTGAAATGAACGATAAAGTCTGAGATAGTCTGATCAACGTCGACGTATTCTAGAATACGTCTGGAATTATAAAGCTGGTTCCTAACTGGAGCAGTGTATGCATACGAAGCTTTTACGTTTGAGAATAGTGGATTACTCTCAACGATCAGAAGAGTATCGTTAGCGACTGAGTTAATCACAAACGTATCATATAGATCAGGTGAGCGCCAGATCGCTATGCTGTCTCCAGAGGAGAAATTGGTGATAAAATGTGTATTGATACCAGTAATGTACGTGTTCTGTGATGAAACACTCACCCAAGACGCAGCTGCGTTTGTAGTAGCTGCCGTAGTTATAGACTCAAGCCACTTATAGTACGTCTCGACGAAAGCAATGAAAACCGGTCCCTCGTCTTCATAGAAGCTGGGAAACTGATTCTTGATAAAAGTGCTTATGTCTTTCTGGATTACATCTGCCATCGTTAGTATTTACTAACCGCTTTCGGACGCTGTGAGACTACTTGTGCATGAACGATGTGGTGTTCACCATCAAAACTGTGGTGAGTCACACGAAACTTCGTTCCGCGATGAAAGACTACTTCATCTTCATGCTGGTGCTCATTTCGATGAGAGTCAAAGTGATGTGCTTTTGTTCCAGGAGGAGCATGGATCTGAATGATGTGCTTCTTCTGTTTGTTGCCAAATTTAGCCGCTATGTGTTTGTGAAATGAAGCTGAAGTATATCCATGATCGGTAAACGTTGTACCTGGTTTTAGACCATTGTGACGCTCCATGTGTCCTTTAGTCAAGCCTCTATAAACCGTCATATGTCCTTTAGTCTGATGGGAAGTCACGTGATCGAGTTTCTTAATCCTCCGTTTTTCACTATCTTCTAGATCATAGTGCTGAGCGTGGTTTTTCTGAGTTGCACGAAGGGAGTGATTGATTTCTTGATTCTCTTTATACCGCTTGAGTTCTTCAACGTGAGACCGCTTTAAAGACTTAGCGTGTTCCTTAAAGCCGGCTCGAACTTCACGATGAGGGTCGTTGTCTGGGAACTTTTCAGTGAGAACCTCTTCTTCCAGATTATTAGGTGATCCCTCGCAGTCGTCATCGTCCCATACAAACCGATTAGATCGATCTTTCATCTGCTCTATAAGCTGACTAAACTTCAGCATACTACTACTCCCTTAGAGCTTCAACGACGATGTTGACTTCGTCTGACTCAATAGTCATGATGTTTCTCTTCTGAGCTTTTACGTCTAGATCTTTGGGTCTAGCGAAGATCTTGAAATAATCTCCATCGTAGTTGTCAGGATTGAAATTGCTTATATTAAGATCACCTGTGTCGTAGTTCACGGTGCCGATCTGCTGAATGGAAGAAAATGAAGATGCGTTTCTTCGAATGATGTGAATTCCACCATTCCCATCGTCTTTAAGAAGAACAGCTTCGCCTTTAAAAGTGAAGATCGATGAACGCACCACTGAGTCAAAACCAAAAGCGGCTCCAGCTTCATCGATCTGACCAGAAGCTAAAGGAATACCAAAAGACAGTGAGAGCGTCTGAGGAACACCAGTCTGCGGTGTGATCTTTTTATACAACTGAAGTGTTGTGATATTAGAGATGATCGAAGGCTCACAGCTGTCGATAGCTTGAACCAACTTTGAATAACGCATTGTCACTTGGAAATCGTCGAGATTTTCTTGATTATACGATGAGATAGCATCGGCTACTAGAGCTGAGATCAACTCCTTTGAGCTCGGAGATATGTTTATGTTATACCGCACCAGTGTATCAATGTGGATGTATGTGAATATCGGATCTTTAAAGATCGGAATAATGACGAGCGGATTGTGAGCTTTGATGAAGTCAGTGTATTCGGACTTCTTAGAATCCGGAAGACCATCGATGCCGTTAAGATCAACTGAGATGATGACGTTCCTGAAGAGAGGAGGGTTTTCCTCTTCACCACCGTAAACATCCACGGCGTTTATCTCCGGGAAGTTCGTCTTAAGAAGAATGGCGTAATCTTGAGCAGTAACGGCTCGCTCCTGAACTTGATAAGCTCTGGGAGCGTAGTACCTGACTGATTCGATCGATTCAGAAACAGCACCTCCAGAACCAGGAATCAGCGTCGTGATGCTGGGATTGTTGCTTCCTCCAGTGAGTTCGGTAGACGAGCCGGTCGGATCGAAGTTTATCGAGAATATCGATGCTCCGTTTGAAATATCGGCGTTTGAGATTCGATAATCGAGAATAATGATCGAGTTCTGCTTAGGAGCTCGACCGAGAACACCGTCTCCAAACAAGATCTCATAGTTTCCGTCTTCAGCTGCTTGCAGGAAGTACACTTTAGACTTATCATCGATTCCCAGAAGAGACTTAGTGAACTTATACGTATCAGCTACCGTTGAACCATCTTCATACACAGCGACTGTCAGAGAGGAAGTATCGACATTTGGATTAGTGATCTTAAATCGAGGAAAAGGATTGATCTCATCCGATACGTAGACGTACGAATCCTTTACGTAGATTCCCTCATAGATGTCAGTTTCAAATGAGAATGAGTTGTTGGCTGAAGCGACTGTAAGCGTTTCGGGTATCGAGAAGACGAACGACTGATTCTTAATCAGTGTGTTGAATGAGTGTCCCTTCTGGATGATGTATGGTTGATTTACACCGGATGCATTGAAATCGACGCGGACTCGCGCCATAGTTGATCGCCTCGATCGAGGGCAGTAGTTGAGCGGCTTAGCCTGAGAAAACACCGATGACTTAAGCTGAGCAGAATCTAAGAACGCTTCGGAGATGGCCATGTTCGTCCACCACGCACCCTTCTCAGTATTCTTAGTGAGAATGTCGATGAGGACGTTCATATCAGATCCGACGAAGTCGTAGTCTTTAAACTGAGGCTGAGACCGCGCGAAGTTGATGAGCGAGTTCTTTAACGCATGGAAATCTAATTCCGTAAACGTACTGGATGTATTAGCCATTCTTATCTCGCTCTCTTCAGGATAACTTCAAATGATATTTGTTCAGGGATGTTCACCATCGAAAATGTGATGGCGGCTCTAACTTCGTTTACGTTGTTGGGATTACTCTGAACCGTGACGATCACGTTCTGTGCTCGAGGTTCATCGGCACGGATGGAATCCTCTAGAGTAGACTTCATCTCATTCAGAGCTACGGGATCATTGAACTCAAAAACTGACCCGGCTAGCTTAGTTCCCACCAGTGGTTGATTGAACCTCTCGCGGCGCATCGTCATGCAGATGTTCTTGATGGAGTTCTTGACTGAGTCTTCGTTCGTCAGTCGAGCAAGCAGTCCCGTTAACGGATTTTTATCGAGATTCGGTGTAAAGTCCGAATAAATGATCGGCTTCTTTCTCTCGATGGTAAATTTGTCTGCGCGGGCCAGAGAAGCCTCCCTAAATACTGCATTTTCTATTATTTAGGGCTATTTACCGATGCCTGTGTTTATGGTATACTCGAAATCTAAGTACCTTCAGGAGGACTTCGTGATGACCCAGGAACTATCGATCCTCGTTCGTGAAGCTCTGAAAAATTCTCGTGAAAACGGATATGAACCGTTCGATATGTCGCTTGAAGCTCTGACGACTGATCTAATGCTGTGTGACGCCGACATTGAGAAGTTTGATCAAAGTGAAGTTCTAGCCGAACTCTTAGCGCAGTCTCTCGAGAAGTTCATGAACGACTCTATCAAACAAGCCACGGGTCAAGAGCTTCTTGATTTTGCTGCGCGCGTTCGATCAGAGGGCATATTAGCTATGGTCGACATCATCACGGTAGATCGTGAAATTCCCGGTTACGAGAAGCAGTCTAAAGAACGGATCGCTTCACTCAAGGAGATCGTCGCTGATTCCCTTGAGTTCATCGGTAAGTACAAAGTATCCAGAAACGCGTAGTCTATAAGAACGTCGTGGGAGGAGCGTGTGCTCCTCCCTTTTGCGCTTTAGTTCCCTCACTCGCACCATACGTCTCGACTTTCGTGGAAGCGTTGATGGTAACATCCGCTCCTTGAGATTCAACTTTCACCGACTGCTGAGCAGACTCCGTGATTGAACCCTGTGCGGAATCTGAGATGTTACCCTGTGCAGTTGCTTTAATATCACCTTTAGCGACTTTGACGATATCGGCTCCAGTTTCCAAGTGAATGTCTCCGTCTTTTGACGTGATCTGAACGGCGCCTCCCTCACCGTGGATGAGCACCCGTCCTCCTTTAGCCTTCATCTCAATATCCCGTTCGGCAGCGAGAACGATGCTTCCTGAACCGGTTGATAGTGATAAGTCGCCGGCTGCTGATACTTTTAAGTGTCCAGTCGAGTGAAGGTCGCACTGACCATTCATCACGATAGAAGCGTTCTTAGCGACCTCGATGTGAGTATCGTGCGAGACAGAGAGGCGAGCCTGGCCCATTCCCTTTGTATCTGAGTTGTGATCGTATGTGATGGTCACTCCACCCTTCTGATACGAGATCGAGTTGTTGGACGTAAACTGAACGTTCGTACCGTCACTCCTGAACTCAGAGTAGCTTCCAGAGGAGTGATAGATGCGCATGTTCTCCTCACCTTTTTTAGTATTCAGGTGGATGATCGTTCCATCGGGCCACTCGATCACCTTGAGGAGACCAAACTCCTCAGTGGGTACCATCTTCTTAGCGGTAAGCTCGCCCTCGGGAAACCGCTTATTGACGTCCGCCATCTTTCTCTTCCTCGTCGTTTCCCGCAGTTGACTCTAGATACTTTTTACGATCTTCAGCGCACTTCTGCTTGATGTGTTCTGGGCAGTTGTATATAGTACACATCCAGATCGATGAGATCAGTGAATCGCACACTGGACACATCTGATTATCTCTCATACATCGTCCTGTAGTACTCGTTATTCCAGCTGCTGTCGGCGAGCTTCTTTTCCAACTCAGCTATCCTATCCGCTTGTTTCTTACCGAACGCCACGGCGTAGTCTGAGTACTCTTGAATCGCTTCTTTGAGTTCTTGATGCTTCTCTTCAAGCGCATAGTCATATGCAACGTGCTTCTGAAGCGCTATCACTTCTTTGCTAAGCTGAGAAACACGCTCAGTGGCTTCTTTGAGTAGCTCGGTGAGTTCTTTGATCTGTTTGTCTTTAGTAGCGGCTTCTATCTCCGCTTGGTCGATTGCATTCATAGCATCGTTTAAGAATATAGATGCGATGTTTAAGTTATCACTCAAGTTCATCTCCAATAATTTCTGTGATTTCAGACTATTTAGTCGACTTTTTACGGGTATACATATCCATATAATGGTTTAGAATTTCAGAGTTCGTTGATATGAAGAGGAACAAGATATGGCGAAAGTTATCGAGTTTCCTAAATTAAATGATCGACGTAAAGACGAGAATTTTGAGACAGTGATCTGGGCTGTTAAAGTCAATAAAGGCACGCCGTTTGAGGGGTGGGTAATAGCGTACCCAACGGATCCAGGTGCCGTAAAATTCGTCAGAGAATAAACAAATTTACTTACGGCGTTGAATAGACTATATTGGTCACATCAAAATGAAAGGTGTGACCATGAGCGTCGAACTCAATGAACGCGTTCTTGAAGATGATTATCCGATCTTCGGTGATTACCTCTACGTCGTAGACAACGATGTGTATCGCTCCGACTGGCATGGGATCACCGTTGCTGAGTTGAAGAAGAAGCTCAACGCGACTACGATCATGAATTGCGACATCTTCGGTCGCAGGAAGATGATGGGACTCGAATGAGCGGGCGGGTAGTATTCCTCGACATCGATGGGCCGGTCATTCCATTTAGTATGTTTCTGATCAATCCGATGGCATCGGCTGATCGAATCCTAGCACCCATTCCTCTCGCGGTTCTGAGAGTTCTATGTGAGAAATCCGGTGCTCTGGTCGTCTTCAACTCCACGCACAATCAATCGTGGGATGATATTCCAGACATCGATGAGCAGATGATCGCTTATGGTTTTTCCGCGGACTTCATTCACTCGGATATGAAGACGAAGTATCCAACTCTGAGTAGGGAAGACGCGGTTCTTGAATGGCTGTCGCGCCATCCCAACATCGATGATTGGATCGCATTCGACGACGCGCGATTCACAGACGCCGAGAACTTGATCTGGGTTGATCCAGACGCAGGACTTCATCTCGGTCACTTAAACAAAGCTCTAGATCGCTGGAGCTGTTCTCAATTCTTGGTGCTGTAATGTCAAATGATCAGATGAATGTAGCCGTTAACATAATCGAAAATCACAGCAGGCGTCTCTTCGATTTATCCGAATCGTTTCTGGATACGGGAAACGAGAGGATGTCGGGAAGACTCAAGTCCGTTTCAGACGATCTTCAATACTGCGCCGATGAAATTCGCGATGCGTTCCATAAGATCATATGCGAATACCACGATGCTTCGGTTCAGAATTCCTTCAACGTTCTGCAAGCCGCTCTTGCCGGCATTGATTTAGGTAGCAAACCTAAATAAAAGAAATTCATGAATAATCCACTTAAACCGTGTCCCTTCTGCGGTGCCGATTTTTTAATGGGACAAGAACCGCTTGACAATTGGCCGGTTGAGGGAATGTATTACGTATTCCACGACTATGGTCCACTCGACTCAGCTGCGCGAAAGTGTCCGATAGTCGTTCAGCGTCATTTTGATACGAAAGATGAAGCTATCGCGGCGTGGAATACGCGTGTAAATGAAGTGTAAGTACTGCGCCGAAAACATTCCACTCACGAAACTCAAACATCAGTATATTCATCGAGTGGGATGGAGTAATATAGTCTGTACTGAAGCTGGGTTCGGTACCGCTGAGCCGGGTGCGTGGTCTGAGTGTAGGCCATATGAATGGATTCCCAGACGTATCCGAAGAAATCAACGAAAGAAAGACGAATCATGATCATCGTTTTGTACTTTGCAATTGGTCTTATTCCATACACACTGTCGTATTTATTTTTGGAAAATAAATGTGAGATCGACGATGAAATGTTCTGCATCGATGTCACGCCCGGACGCATTTTGTCTTATCTTTTCTTTTGGCTGATGTGGCCTGCTGTAATGGCTCTTGCTTTAGTGGCTTTTATACATTTTGTAATTTATGAGTACGCTCTTTTTAGAAAGCGCCTCTTCAACACATGCGATATAGTTAATCTCTTTAGAAAGAAAGGAAAACATGAGTAAACGTGAGAAGCCGACTATTACAAAAGCTAAGTCGTTCGGGGACGAGACTGAAGTTCAGTCTCACCCAGCGTATGGTCAGATCAGTGCAGCGCGCGTGCACGGTAGTGTTGATCTCTATGGTTCGAACATCCGACACAATGGATTCGTTGAAGTCCGTGTGATGGGTTCGCGCGAGGAGATCCTTCACGGATCGAGGCGTCACTACAACACAGTCGAGGAGATGTCCCTCTGGCTCTCAGAAGCCGCGTGGGCCACGTTCATCTCCAGCTTGAACACCGGCTCGGGTGTTCCCTGCACGATCCGTTCCAAGCACTCCGGTCCTCTCGTTCAGCTTCCTGAGATCGAGGGTGAAACTTACGCTCAGAAGCGTGAGAAGGAGATCGCTCTGGCTGTCACGCGCCGAGCAGAGCAGCTTAAGGAAGCCGTTGCTTTCTTCGATGATCTGATGGCTAACGGCACACCGAAGAGAGCCGATCTGAAGAAGTTCCGTGATATGCTCATTCAGCCGGTGGACAACCTTGCGTCGAACATCGTCTTTGAGTCGCGTGTTCTGAACGAGCACTCAGAGGATCTGGTTCACGAAGCTCGATCTGAGATCGAAGCGTACGTCACTCGGGTAGCCATGCAGTTTCCCGGATTGAACGACACCGCTCCGAAGATTCAACAGATCGAAAAGACCGATGTCATCGATTCCGACTGAGATCAAAAAGAAGGATAATCAATTGCTCGCGCTTATTCTAATTGCATTGAAGTTAGCTTTCGTCTTTGTCCTAAGCTTCTTCTTTGTCATCGCACTGTTCGGTGCCATCATCGTGCTGATCATTACGACGATATCACTTTTCAATAAGACTGATAAGAAATACAAATCGTGATCCTTTCTAGGATCTGAATGGGAAATCCATCAGGTGAGTTCCCATTCATCCTGGAGTGATCCTGATGCCAAGGAGAATGGTTTAAAATGAGTGTTGTCTTAGCTGGTTTGGCCTGGATCTGGGTAGTCTTGGGTATGATGATGTGGATCGACATCACATTCATCTATGGAGTCAGTCCCAGCACATGGACCCAGAAAGAAACAAGAGGATGTGAAGGATGGGCATCGGCGATCTTTTTCTACCTGCCGGTGTGCCTGTGTTTCGGTGTGTTCTTCTGGATTATCCTGGGCTGGCACACTTTTCGTCGATAGAAGATCGCTGGATGAACGACAAAAGCCGGAAGGAAAACCCCTTCCGGCTTTCTTATATTCACCTGTAGGAGGATCTAGTGACCCAGATCACTCAGCTCTTGAGCCAATTTCCTCATATCCGATTTGAAGCTATTGGGATCTACTTCGTACGGTGTTATGAATGTGTCGATCTGATCAACAGCTCCACAAGAGAACTCTTCATTCATATTCCATAGACCGTCGTGGACGCATCCCTGCCTAAAGCTGTTCAGAGCATAGAGCTTGTTCCGCGTCTTGACGTCGAAGTAGCCTGGCATCAGACACCGATCTACGTCACCTGGGTGAAGGCGTTGAGCCATCACCGCGCCGGCCAGGCACACGGAGCATATCAGACCATCGCCGTCCAAGCGATCGTGGTAGACGTCCATGTCGATCTTGTATCGGTAGTCCTTCTCGGTCTTTTCCAGATCTTCGAGAGCGAGAAGAATGAGCTCGGATGGTTTATCGGGAAGTGCGTTCGTCACTGTTGTTCTCCTTGTGAGGGTTGGACTCCAGGGAAAGCCTCGGCTATCACGCTGGAATCGAGGTTAAATTCACTTGAGATGATGTAGAGAGCATCGACTAAACTGTCGTCTCCTCCAGCCCAGCTCACGTCGTGCGCGTTCTGAAGTCGACGAATGAGCTTCCAGTTCTCCTTGAACCAGGGAAGCGCCTCGACTAAGTAAGGATGCTTACTGAAGAGCATATCGCCGACAATGAATCCCTCTATATCTGAATGATAGAGTTCATCTGGAATCAGGCACCCGGCTGCGCAACTCAGTCCATCAGACGTTCGGTAGGCGCATTCAAATTCATTCAGAGACTGAACTCCCTGCTTGCCCAAGTGACGAACGACTGTGTTGAATATCTCCTGCTCATTCATCGAGTTGCCCCTGATATAAAATGTACCATGGTTCTGGAATACTACATCCCGGAACCATGGTACACCGATGTTTTACCTAAGAAGAGGAACTACCAGAGATCGAAGGAACTCATCGGATTCCTCGGGAGGTTGGCACTTCCTCAAGAAACCCATGGCATCTTGTCGGGTGTCAAAGGCGACCATGATGCAGGGATTTCCGCCGGCCGGACCATGGGAAGTGAAGTCGATGATCCTTCCGCGATGAATCTCGATCAGTTCCAGGGCTTCCTGAACCGGTGTGTTGGAAGCAAAGTCTTGAGATACGTAGCACTTCATAGTAAAAAGCCCTCCGGGAACCATTTCCCGGAGGCCAGTATAATCACCATCACGAAGATGTCAATAGTCTTTACATCTGCATCAGGAGCGATTCTGGAACTCTCTCGAACTGTCGACCGGCCCGCCTCGCTTCCTGCTCAGCGTCCCACTGCCGGTGGAGCATCCCTAGTCGATATCCGATGGTGCCCTCGACGAACAGCTTCACGTACAGTTTCTTGATAGACGACAGCATCAGTCTCCCCTCTCGTTTAGAATCACGTGCCCGTCGTGGTGCCTGACCGACACCATCTTGTTCAGGGGATCTTTGGGATTCCACTCCCTGCCGAACACCGGACCGAACCACTTGTTGATCCACCCGATCCTCTTGATCATCTTCTCCATGTCCCGGTAGTCGCGCTCCGTGAGCATATCGGAACCGCACTTCGGACAGGGATAACCGATCAAGTGCTTGCCCCAGTCCTGTGCTTCGGGAAGAACGTACTTGCACTCGGGGTTGTCGCAGTGCAGGCGCCCGCAGTCGGACGTGTCTATGTGAATGAGTTCCTTCATCGTCTCCTCCTATGCGATCTGAGCGAGTGTGATTGGTGCCCGGGAACGGTACCTGGGAAACCGCTTCTTCACGGGAGGAGTCTTCTCCAGCAGAGTCAGCCTGTCGAGCTGGGGACGAGTCAGCGTCCCCTTCCGTGCCCAGAGCTCGCACCTCTGGCAGAACTCGCTCCATCCATCCCGATCGAGAAGAGCTTGTGCGAGCTCGCGGCCCCTCTTCAACTCACTTCTGCTAAGACTACTCATGATGATTCTCCAGCTCCACATACTCGTCCATGATGTACTCCTCGGCGCTCCGATCGTCGATTAAGTGGAAGAGCGCGGGATCGGTAATGTTGTAGGCGCTGCAGAACGCCTGACCCAAGCGTTGGTTCTTCCAAGAGTGACCGGAGTAGTACTTAGCTCGGAAGACGAGCCACTCACGCCATCCGATCTTAGTCATCTGCGATCACCTTAAGCGTTAGTGTACCGTCCACCTGAGTGTAGACAACGTACAAGATCTTTCCATCCCACATCGACTTCGTCTGGACCAGGGGCTTTCCGTTTCCCATGTCCGTCTCGAACTGAAGCGGCCAGGTGCCCTTTCCGATCTTTAAGACTGAGGCGTGGGTTCTCCAGTGACCGATCTCGGGACCGTCCTCAAAGATCCGTCCCTTCATCTTCTGGATGTCGTCCGCCAGAAACAGATACCGATGCATGTGATTTCCCCAGACTCTAAGTTCCCACCACGTGCAACGAGTAAATCACTTTCCGGCGAGTGTCAATAGCCCGCCCTCAGCTTTTTTCGATCCGAATCACGTCTACCTGAAGCGGCCGGTCCTCCCAGGACAGGGAGACGCGCTTCTTCAGGGACATCTGAGCTCCGGTTCGACTCTCGCTCGCGATGTATGAGTCCTTGTCCCAGACGGTCAGTCCGGTCGTCGGAAGCTTGTAGATCGCGTAGATCTCACGCAGGGTAGCGGGTTTTCCCATGATCGCTATCAGCCACATCGGACGTCTCCCTTCTTGAATCCCTCTGAGTCGCGCTCGGACTTCATCTTCTCGATGTAATCTCGAGCTTCCTCGATCGACTCGACGATGACGGCTTGTCCATCGTCGGCCACGCGTATCCAGCCCTTCCTCCCAGCCACGCTGACCGAGACGCCGAAGAGCTCCTCGTTCGTCTTCGTGTTGAGCCACCTGTCGACTCTGTATCCAGTGATCTGAACGCCCATCTCCGACTCCTTCAGTAGCCGCAGGACGCAAGCAGCTCTGCCAGCTTCCTCATGTCCTTCTTGAACGCGCTCGAGTCCATATCATAGGAGGCGACGTCGAAGTAATCGGGAAGACACGTAGGCATCTTGATCGACTTCCCATAGAACTTATACAGGCCCTGCTCGACGCTGCCGACTCTGAACTCGTCCAGAGCCACGAGCTTACCCTCCGTCTTCTTGTCGAAGTCCTCGGGACGGATGTTTCTCCATGCTTGACCGGCTCTGGCTATAACGGCTCCTGCCAGACAGACCGCGCACTTATTCTCCTCGGAGTCGATGTTGAACCAGCTGTGCATATCGACGACGTATCCCGACGTCTTCTCAGCGGCTTCAAGATCCCGAAGCGCGGCCAGGATAGCCTGACTCGGCTTATCGGGAATCTCGGGCTTGTTCGGCTTCTGGTCTCGCGGTATCGGCAGCTTCTTGACCATGACTTCGTTCTCCTCTATCTTCCCGATGAAGTTCCATCGTATCCGGACTGATCCCAGATGCTCAGCACCATCCTGCCCATGAACCACGATATACAGAGCGAGAAGACGCCGAGGAATACACGGGGCCCTCCGATCCAGGTGATCGCCGTTACGATCGCGTACACTATCCCCGTCGCGATACCAGTGCTAACACCACCAACGACCATCGTTGCCGGCAGCTTCCAGTACCACTCGAGTCCATTCACGTAGTCGAAGATCTTCTTCACTGCCCGCTCTCCTTCATTGGTCCTGATATGCATAGGTACTCGCCCTTTTGAGCGCGCTCAGCCCATTCACTCCCAGCCGCTTCACAGAGCGCCTTAGTCTGGTAGCCCGGGATCGACGCGATGCTCGGTCCACCGAACGTTGACATGACGATGATCAGGACAAAGGAGCTCACAGCACCCTCCTATAGACTTGAAACAGCACACCCTCGTGCTTCCTGGTCTGAGGAGTCCGCTCCCAGACGGCCACGGACTCAGTCGGAAAGTGCTTGTCGCCGACGATCAGGACTGAGTCGACTATGGCCTTCTCGGCGCTGATCTGGGAGTGACCGAACTTCTGACAGCCTCCCCTGATCGTGCGAACGGCGATGAAGCGCTCCTGGTGTGTATCGAAGAGCTCGGCCGGCGTCATCACTCATTCTCCTTTTCCTCAGGTACTGGGTAGACTTAAATCCAGTCTGGGATGAATGTCAATCGCTCTTCTTCTTCTTCCTCGGCGTCTTGCCCACGGGCAGGTACTGGTCGATCTCGGATGCTAGGTGAAGGAGCTCGTTCCTGATGGCCTGTGCATGGGCACGCTTCTTCCCGGTGAACTTCCCATCGCGTCCCTCTGTCTGGAAGTCGATGAACATCCGGACGGCTTCGGAGAAGTTGAACTGAAGCATGGGACCCGAGTACTCATAGTCTCCCAGAGGGAGCTCGACGTTGAACTTGAGGGGCTCGGCCGGATCGTAGGTCTGGGACATCTCCATGATCGGATCGTTTCCGACGGCGTACTCCAGAACCTCGGAGACCGCTTCCTTCACGATCTTCTCCAGGTTGAACGCTTCGAGCGCTTCCTCGAGCCTGGGAAGAGTCCACTCCCCGATGTCGACCTTACCGATCTTGAGCGACTTACCCACTGCTTTCTTCTTGGTCATCGTCGTAGTCTCCCGATGTGATGAGGTTATAGAATATCGACCGCTTCATCCCAGCGCCCGCAGAAGGCGCTGAGCCAGTCCCTCTGCTCCTGAGTCAACTGCTCGTCGAAGAGGTGCTCGTCGGCGCTTCCCAGGGACAGACCGTTCGTCTTGTTCCACTCGGCGTACTCTTGGATGAGCTCGTTGATGGTCATTTTACTCTCCTCTCTATAGGACTTGAGTATCAAGCCACTTCTCATAAGCGTCCAGGTTCTCGACCGTTCCCTCTAAGAGGAAGCAGGGTGTGGCAGTCCCAGTCACCCAGTGTGCCTTGACCTGGAGGTGGTGCTCCTCGAGCTTAGTGAAGAAGTCGTCGGTGTCCATGCCGTGAACGTAGATCGGTAGGTCTCGAGTGACGTTGCTCATGTTCGTATTCCCTCTGGGTTCAATACCGATGTCTATAATCAGTGTGATGGGAATGTCAAGGATTAGTCTTTCCAGCAGTCCCCGGCTTTAAGCTGCACTTCAGTCGATCCGCAGAGATATGCTCCGGAGAAGCCGCTTGGGTTCTTGATCGTAATCATCTCGCCGCAGATGGCAACGACTCGTCCGTACTGCTCGATGTCAGCTTTGAAACCGACTACGTCGCCGGTCCTGATCGAATCACCGTCCATTGAGTAGGGCATCTGGGAAGACTCCTCTGTGTTCCGATAGTTCGAGTTTACAACATCGTGAAGAGGATGTCAACTCACATATTCTTGAGGTAGCACGGTCCCAGGTACTTGACGACTTCCTCCTTAGTCAGAAAGTGATCAAGGTTCCAGTAACCGTATTCCTTGTTCTCGACCATCATGCAGGGCCGACCGGTGTGCTGACTCAAGGTTGCCATCCTCGTGTACCCATCGAGGTACGTGGTACCCAATGGTCTTCAGACGGTCCTGAGAAGTGCCTTGCGCCAGAGTGTGCCTGATCATCGTCGTGCTCCCGAGTGTTCCGATGGTTCGAGTCTAAATCACCATCACGAAGATGTCAATGGGAAAGTGCGTGGATCCAGTCGCGCTCGATCGCCTTGGCTTCCTTGTCCGTCAGGTAGACGAGCCGACCGTTCTTTCTCTGGGACTTCAGGTGCTCCTTGGCGTGCTCCTCGACGAGCGTGTCGCACCACCTGCCGTTGGGACCGACCACCGTATACCGGACTTCTCCGTCTGGGTTGGTGAACCGGCGTACCGCGACTCGACCGCTCCTGAACTGTGCATTCACGTAGTCGGCGTAGAACCACTTGCCCATCGTCCAGCTGCTCGGGTTTTCCCAGAGGCACCGCTTGGCGATCCGAGCGTTCACTTCCGGGGAGTCGGGCAGCTCACCCTTCTTGACGAAGTCCCGAAGTTCCTTGGAGCCGTAGCAGTTCAAGAGAGTCCGCTGTGCGTCTGTCAGGTCGGTCATTTGAGTTGCTCCGAGTTGCCGATGGTTCGAGCTTACACCTTCTTTGTGAAGATGTCAACCGTTCTTTTTACGTGCCGCTAGCTCCTCTTTGAAGACCTTGTTCAGGTCAGCTGGGATGCGCAGCTTCTTGACGTTGGCAATCTGCCACTCCAAGTCCCTGATGGACATTCGCTTCGCCACTTCCTTGATGCCGTTTAGTTCTGCTTGGGTAGCCATGGTTCGTCTCCGTTGCTCGATCGTGAATCAGACTATAATCCTCTTCACGAAGAAGTAAACGGCTATTTTACGGTTGACATAGACCCGAATCAGTGGTAGACCGCGCGATCTCTATGTATCGTACATCTCGTCCCAGTCGTACCAGACGTCGTAGATCGGGTCCCAGATCAGCTCGGGTATCTCATCACGGGCGAGCTTCCAGTCGAAGAGCTCATTGAGCTTCTCCCGGTGATTCCGCAGCTCGTCGTCCGAGAGCAGCATCGACTTCTTTCCCCTCATGTTCGGTACGTTCCTGGCCCAGCCTACGCTCTTCATGCTCCCTCTTTAGTTCCCGTAGCCGCTTCCTCCAGCGCTCGGTGTGTTTCGGATGCGGCTTACCGCACTTACACTCGCTCATTCACTGGGCTCCGGCATCGGCATCCAGTGCGTGGGATGACTGAGCTCCAGGTCGTAGTCGATCGTGAACCAGCCCGATACCCATATACTCTTCTTCCAGTATCCCTCGCGCCTTCTATACGGAAAGTGCGCCAGCTTAGCCCAGAGAACGACCGGTGTACCGTCCCTGGGTGCCGTGCTTATCGGTTGCCATTGGTTAAAATCCATGATGTCCTCTCGTGCTCCACATCTCCAGTATCATGAAGATCTCGATCAGTGTGATCAGAGCGAATGCCGTCAGCGCGGTGGCTTTTAGTACGTATCCCGCGATCTTCTTCATCGTATGCTACTCCTCTCCAGATATCATATACCAGATCATACCGATGTACAAGTACAATGCACACCCCGTGATGAAGAGGAGGACACTCGTACAAACGGCTTGTATGAGTAGACCGATCACAGAAGAGACGCCGCTCGGAAGAAGTCGTCTACCTGAGACGATGTCCAGCCGTACGCCGTTCCTATGGCTATCGTCATCGGGTGATTCCGCTCGAACACAGTGGCACCTCCCACGAGCATCTTAGCCGCGAACTGCTGCTCAGCGGGCATACCGTCGATGATGGTCAGGAGAGGAGGAGGTATCACGGCCGCGTTGGAAGCCAGGGCGTCGTCCTGAGTGATGATGCCCAAGACTGCCAGCTGCTGGAAGAACTGACGATCGGATATCGACGCCGGTACGGGAGCGGGTGGAGCAACATACGGATCGGGAACGCCGCCGTCCGCTACCCACTTTTCATACGCCGCTCGATCAGTGTTGCTCGGATCGTTGGGTATGCATGCGTTGTCCGCGGTGCGTATGACTACGTCTGTATCGGTTAGCTGGTATTCTGCCATGTGTTACATCCTTGCGTTTAGCGATAAGTTGAATGGTATGATGCCGCCGAGTCCCGATCCACTCACCATTATGTATCCCGACTTCACAGAGGAGATGCCGATGGAAAACGTGCTCGGTGTAGTGACGGCACCGGCGCTCGTCCACGCCAGGTTCGTAGAAGCGGGAAGCACGGCGGTGGCTGATCCACGCTTCTCGACCCAGTAGATAGGTGCGTATATCTGGGAGAACGAGCCGCCTCCCAGGAATATGCCCGCGAAGGTGGTTCGCTCGTAGTACCGCTGACACAGCAGGAGCTCCGATACGTAGTCCGGCACCCAGAAGCCCGGATCGACTCTTCCCTGATAGAGGCCTACGTCGAAGAGCTCGAAGACGTTACCGACGGTAGCCATCAAGTTCGACTGGTTCGGTGAAGCTATGTAGTTGCCGGAAGTCCAGCTTCCGGCGGTCGTCTGATACGTGGTGCCGGACATGATGCACCAGCTTATCTGCACCCCTAGTGTGTTGTTCGTCAGCCACGTTCCCGCCTGATCACCCGGAACAACGACCGTTTTGACCACATCGGTATTCGCTTCGCCGGCTGAGATCGTGTACTCAGCCACGTAGGATCGCGCGGCACCGCTGTTCCTGAAAGCCACGCAGTATGTTCCGGCCGGTGCACGAACGCCGAAGCGGAGGACGACTATCTTAGCTGAGCTCGTTCCGAACAGCAGGTCGGTGATCCGATATCCCTCTATCGACTGAATGATGCCGCCGTTGTCCGATGCGCCCACGGATGTATCTGCAGTTCCAACGGTCAGGCGAATCCTGTTCGGAGAACCGCTTGGTGTGGCAGAAGCGACCTGCGCCGCATTTAGAACACCGGCGAATGAGTTGAAGGCGAAGAACTGGTCCACCGGATAGTAGCCGTTGACTGAGCTGGACGTCAGCCCGTTCTCCTGTGATACCGTCATCCCGCCGTTCAGGATGTAGTTCTTCTTCTGTGTTCTGGAAGCCCAGAGCGCCTCGTTCGTTACCGTCATCCCATTACATCCTTGCGTTGAGTGCGTTCTTACCAGTCTGCTGGTAGAATACGAAGGCGTAGCCCAGACCACCGCCTGAAGTCGACATGTTCGGACTCACGTTATAACCCGAACCCGTGTAGGAGCCGATCGCTATAGAGGATACAGCCACGATCGTGTCTCCGCCGATCGTAGACAATCCCGATGTAGATATCGTCGGCGTTGCCCTCATGGGTGTGGATGGTACGAATCCGTATCCGGCCGTTCCTCCAGTCCGAAGTGTTCCGCCGCCGAAGAACGTGCTGGGTGCGATCGGAATGAAGTACCTCCGGCAGAGTGCGAGCTCGGGTGCGAAGTCGGGTACTACGAAGTCCGGTGCTGCGGTGCCCTCGTACAAGCCCACGTCGAAGAGCTCGAAGACGTTGCCGACTGTACCCATCAGGTTGAACTGATTAGCGGTGCCGTGATAGTTCACACCAGACCAAGATCCGGGTGTAGCAGTCTGATAGGTCGATCCGACGGCTAGTCCCCATATCACCGTGATGCCTATCCCAGAATTCGTAAGCCATGTGCCGGATACATCGCCCGGCACAGTCACGGACTTCACCACATCGGTATTCGCTTCGCCGGCCGAGATCGTGTATTCGGCAACGTAAGATCTGTTGATTGCACTGTTCCTGAAGGATACGCAGTACGTACCAGCCGGAGCTCGTACACCGAAGCGCAGCGTGAACGTTTTAGCTGAGCCCGTTCCAAGTAACAGATCTACCGCCCGTGAACCCTCTATGCTCTGAATGATCAAAACGTATTCACCGGATGCAATGGAGGTATCGGCGGATGTGACGGTGACTCGCTGCCTGTTCGGTGATCCAGCCGGCGTAGTGCTGGCTACCTGTGCTACTGATATCGCTCCGGTAGTCGAAAACGTGGTGTAGAACTGGTCTACCGCGTAGTAATTAGCCGTTGTTCCCGCGGTTGTACCGTTTTCCTGGCTGACCATCATCGCTCCGTTCACGATGTAGTTCTTCTCAGCCACCCCGATGTTCGCCCTGAACGCGTCCGTATCGACGATGTCCGCGCCGTTCTGGCTCTTGTCGTAGGTGTTCACAGCGGCGAACGGGCTCACGGCGTATACGTAGACCTCGTCTCCCGCTGAGCACGCGCCGGAGAGTGTGATCGAGCTGCCCGATGTAGCGGTGTACTCCGTGGGCGGAAGCCACCTGCCGTTCACGACGACCTCCGCGTATCCCGGCGTGTAGTTCATGCTCAGACCGTTCACGTCCGATCCGGTGAACGTCGACTGCCCGGCGGATGCCGTGTACAGGTACCTCTGCTGGAATCCGGCCGATGATCCTCCGGCAGCCGCGATCGCCTGCGCTGTGCTCCACGGCGTCATCACCGCGTTGTTTCCGGAGCCGCTCGTTGCCTGTCCGCTCGTCGCGGGCGGGAGTATGTAGTCGCCGATCGTCGCGGTCGTCACGTAGTCGTACACGATCGGCTCGGTGTTCCCGCCTCCCCCGGTGTTCGACGATCCGCTTCCCGATCCTCCCGCCTGCATGATCTGCTGAAGCGCGCCGCTTACCTGCCCGAACATCTCGGTGAACTTCTTCTGCGGGTCGTTCTCGCGCTTCTTGGCGTACTTCAGCGGGATCTTCAGCAGGCTCTGCGGGTTGATGCTTCCCGATATCTCGCTCTGCGCCACCGGATTCGATGCGAAGGCGTTCATGATCATGCTCAGCGCCTGGCCCGCCGGTCCGTGCGACGACGATGCCGATGCCGCACCCTGAACACCGCCGGTCAGTGCTGTGCCCACTGCGGATCTGCCGATGGACGCCAGTTCCTGCGGGCTGGTTCCGATCGAGTTCCCGATGTTGGCCAGAATCGACGACAGGTCGCAGAACGCCTGCGGGTCCCTGAACATCGCGATGAGTCCTCCCGCACCGCCTGCCTGATCCGCCGTTCGATTCAGGTACGATGTGATTCCCGCCCAAGCCTGATTCAATCCAGTCAGGTACTCAGTCTTTAAAGAGGTTAGGTAAGCGGTGTTGTCGGGTAGGTTTGAGACTTGAAGTGCCTGATCGACCCTCTCGATCTGCTCCATGACAGACGGTGATACGCTCAGGACGTCGGGTGCCAGGGAGTTTCCGACTCGAGTCAGGGATCCATCCAGGGCCAGGCTCTTGATCGTCTGGGGTGAGGCTCCGTTGACTATCTGCCAGCAGGCGAGTAGTTCCCTGACAATCTCCGTTAAGTTCATCAGGGGAGGCGCTGAGAAGTCGGACGCTGCCTGGGACGCGGCCTGCTGCATCAGTCCCGATCCGATCATCTCCTGAGACGTTCCGTACGATGATTGACGGAGCTTCTGGATCAGGTCGACTCCGGCCTTGATGGCACCCGATGCGTTTCCATCCATTCCCTTGATCATCTGGAGGATGTCGGCGCCCTGTGTGTTCTTGATGTTGCCTATCGACTTATCATCGGGCTTCTTGGCCTTCTCACCCTTCTTGAACGGCGCTCGGTCTCGGGAGTCCTTGTAGGCGTCCTGTTCATCGGGCTCTTGATAGGGCTTATCGGTCTTAGGGTCCCGTGATGTGGGTGTGGTGGTGTCCTTGCCCTCTCCGTCTCGAGCACCCGACTGCTCCTTGCCCTTTCCCTGAACCTGGCGGGGCGTGTCGGGCTGCTCGCTCGATCCCGATCC